ATCATCATCAGAAAAATCAGGAAAATTAGAGGATGATAGGTTATTAAATTCAACAGCGATTGTTCTAGGAATATCTGATTTGATACGTTGTAAGTAATTTTTATAAAGAACAACAGCAAATTTAGTGGTTATTTTTGTAAGTTCCATAAAAAACTCTCCCTTCTTAAAACTAGGTGCTGCAACACCAGTAATTAAAGTATAGGAGTTAAGAAAGGATTAGGCAAGTAGCAATAGGTAGGAGGTGTAAGAGTGAAATATGTTTCAGAAAGAATAGTAAACATAAGAGATTTAAAAGACATAGTTCAGAAATCCAGATTAGATACATTAGGGATTTTAGAGGAATGTAAAAAGAAAGAGCCTTCCATAAAGGATATAGAAGGCTACGCAAAACAATTGGA